TCGCCCTGCTCAACCAGTGACTGAAACAGTGGACCTTGCTCAATCCCGGCGTAGGCTTGCTGCTGTGCCTCTGGCCCTAACAGCCCAAGAATCGCCTGCTGCGCCTCTAATGACCCAGTGCCAGCTTGAACATACGGAGCCATTAACCTTTCAGTGGCTAATCGTGCCGCCCTCTGCTCTTCAATGCCCATCTCAGCAGAACGCTCTTGCGCTCTGCCCGCCTTTCTCGCCGCTCTTGACTGAATAGCTGAACTAGCAAGCCCCCCGCCTACAATAGCAACCGCTGGATGTGGCATTATGAAAACTCCTCTAAATAATCTTCGTATTTTTCGCCGTACATTCTCATCACCATGTGGGCGCTGTCTTTAGCAACCTCAGCCCCGTGACAGAGCTGTACAACAGTTAAAATAATGTCGTAGTAACCAGCCCTCCACATAAACGATCTGGCATCTACATCTCCCTCACGCTCAACGTGGTCTGACGCCTGCCACTTCAAAATAGCGTTCGCCAGTAGCGGGACTAATGCCGCGCTCTTTTGTGCAAAAAATGCGTTGGAGTATTGTCCAACCATCATGTGCCATAGAACGTGGTCTAAATCCTTTCTGTCTACTTTGTCACCATCGGCAACATCGTCGAAAAACTGTATGGATCTGTAGAGATCAATTAGCCACTCTGTGGCCTCTTCTGGTAGGCAGAACACTTCAACGAAATTACGCCTTAGCCAGTCAACATCTTCCATCAAACAGTCCTTTTCACATCATTGTCTCATATATTTGCGTTAATTCAATTCTTATGCTATCTCGCTGCCGGTCGCGCTCAGGACCAAAGAGTTAGCAGCGCCAGCCTGCGTTACAATCGTGCCGCCATCAGGTAGCACCTGACCAATCAACTCTGGGCATGAGTAGGTCTCGCGAGGCGCAATTGTCCTAGCGTTAATCACCGTATTAGACGCCAAAGGATTACCGGCAGAGTTAGCGTTGGGCAGGTAGACAGTGATAAAGGCATTGCTTGCGCCCACGTTCGTAACTGTGAACTTGTCAATTATCGTAGTCACGCCGGTCGCAGTGTACTGAATTGTCGCCGCCGTCTCTGCCAGCCTTCTTGAAATAATGTTCGTTACTGTAATAGCCATAATAAACCTACTGTTGTACCTGAGTGACGGCGACCAAGACCGCAGGGGCTGCTGGAGCAAAAGCCGTTGCAGCCGTGGCGTCTAGGAATAAACCCGTATTATCAACCGCAAACATCATCTCAACGTATTCACCGGCGTCGAGTGAAATGAAGTCACTTTTATGCGCTGACTTTGCTTCATTGTTACCTGACAAGGTTACCACGCTCGCAGAGTCTGCAATGTCAACGCCGTTCTTCCTGAACCACAGCCATGCGTTCTTGGAGCTTGCCGAATTCGATAACAGTTGAAAGTTTACCTGAAAGCTGTACAGGCCAGAAAATTCTGCCACCAGCCTAGAGGTTGGCGTACCAATCGTGACCCCGTTAGCAACCTCGGTTACGTTCATCTCAATCGGGTACGCTGTGTTAATCACCGCAGCCGTTACGTCTGTGGTCCTAGCAAACTGCCCATAATAAAACTGCTGCTCAATGATGGGCCGAACGAATATCTCACCGACAGTCGCGCTAACAACGACCACAATAGCGACCGGGATCGCCACATCAGGGGCCGTAGGTTTAACCTTGGTCAGCCCTCCAGCAATCGTTGGGCTTGCGTAAAGCTCGTCACCCTCAACCCATGTTTCGCTAACCGCGCTGCCGGTAGTGTCAATGCCTCGGACATTTCCGAAGGTCGTTACAAACCCTACCTCGCCATTTAAAATGTCCTGAGTGGCTACGCCGAAAAAATAGTTCATCGGCAGGGTGCCGTCAGCGATGTAATCCAAAAGCTCTAGTCGGTTGTTACCGTTGACCCCGGCAAACCCGATAGCTGATCCGTTAGTAATCGTGGATCCGGTGTTGTTGCGTCCGTAGATATAGGCCTCTTGGCCTACTTGCTGGACTACACCGCCAGAATGATGGAGGTTTAGCGTGTCATCAAACGCGTTCCAAACTACGCGAGCATCTTTGTCCGCGTGTGGCGCGGAAGGATTAAAGTCGATGTAGTCGGTCTTGAGGTGATTAGTGTCTACCGCCTGATTCGCGGTGTTGGAGGCCAACTGAGCGATGATCTCAACGTCAACAATTGTGTTATCGCTGCTGCCAGCGTCCACAGTGTCAAACAGCTTCTCGAACTGTATTATCTGTTCGTGATCCTTCAGGAATACCGCTAACTGGTCCCGGGTTAGTCCTAGCCTTGATTTAGCCATTTTAGTAGGCCAACGGCTCTACCTGAGCCTCTAGTCGAGCAAATGATACATGCGCGTCAGATTCGCCTCTAAACCTTTGTATCCTCCAGTTGACCATTGACCCCTGCTGAAACCAAACCAGCCGCTTGTTTCTGTTGCCCTGCGTTCCGACCTTAATCGACCGCGACTGACTCCATGTCTCGCCGTCAACCGAGTAACTTGTGCTAATGACCGGATTAGTGCCAAACGAAACGCGCCCAGTTAGAGCGACCAGCTCAAGCTCATGAAAAATTGCTCCGCGACCTTCGTTGTAAATAATATTGGTTGAGAACTCCCAGCGCACCTTTGACCCATAGTGCGAGCCAATATCATCTTGGAAGTACCCAATTACGTTAGAAGTTGGATCACCAATCAGCCACTTGTCGTAACACCAAATAATGTCTCGCGCCTTGTACTGAGACAGTCCAGTTTCTGAGGTTGTCAAAACAAACCAAACCGGAATGTTTGTTGCCTGAGTCGCGGTGTAGTCAAACACCAAGGTTTGGTCAGGCAGATGAACGTACAGGTGCTGATGGTTTCTGTCGTTCCTAGATTCAAGTTTAACCTTGGACAACTGCACCTCAGTGTAGTCAGTCAAGATTTCATCCACTTCCTTGGTTGAGATCTTATTGGCCTGAGCGTTAACGCCCAAAAAAATACCGGGTGACTCGTTACGACCGCCTCCTAAAAACGCAACCGTCTCGATAAACACGCAACAGGCGTGAGTGCCAACGCAGCCCTTCTGAATCTGCGCGCCCTCTACACGTTGAAACGGAAACAGATTACCACCTACGTTGTCGAATACCTCAATTGTGTGCCGGTTAACCGCGTATATTTCATTTCTAAGCTTGACGAGAGCTGTTACAGGGTCAGGATCAATCTCAGATGATCCATACTTCAAGGGGTTGACTGCAAACGGGTCTAACAGCTCTGTAACCACTAAAAATTCGCCGTCAGTGGTCATGAAGTAGCCATCTATCCAAACGACATCAAGGACCGGCCCTAGATCTGGGTCAGTCACCTGATCAACTGACGTGCCGTCCCAGTAAAATAGTTTGCCACCACTAGCAACCGCCAGAAGGTCAAAGGAGTAGTCCATTGTGACTAGATTATCGTCAGTGCCGCCAACGTCTCCAAGCACAGTGACCGTACCGTCAGACGCAATTGAGCATAGGGATGTACCCATAACTCGGTAGCAGACGCCGTCTCGCTCGATACCGCCCCTGTTTACGCCGGGCCCCTCACCATGCTTAGTCAATCCATCAGCGGGCCTTAGATAGCCGTTGCTGATCCCTGACTGCTTTGGCACAGGTATTAGGTTTACCGGGTAGCTGGTTCGTATTTCTGCCTGACGGTCATCAGTGAATATACCGTTTAGGATGGGTATCTGCATGATTCACGCTCAGTATCCGGGTTTAGGTTTAGGCTTTCTTTTGATCGGCTTTTTTTTCTTTTTGGGGTACATTATTTTTTCTTCGCTGTCTTAGCTGCTTGCCTAAATGCCTTAGCACTAGGCGCACCTTTGGATCCGGGCTTTCGCATTTTTTCGCCTGAGCCTGCTTTAATTCGTTTCTTTTTCGCCGCAATGTTTGCGTACAATCCTTTACTAGCCACTACGATCTCCTCGACTTAGTTCCTGAACACTTCCAACGCTTCCTAGACAATCTCAGCGGCGAGTTTGGATTTGCAGCCGCCTTGGGATGCTTTTTCATCTGACCGGCAGATCTAGCGCAGTACGCGTCACCCTTCTTGGTCCCGGGCTTAACTCTAGCGCCGCCACCTCTGGCTCGACCGGCCTGACCGTAGCTTACCTTCTTGCCAGTAGAGGTGACCTTAACCTTTGCCTTACCCTTTGCCGGTGTAGCCATTTTATATCCCTACGGTTGCGCTCATGCTAATTGACCCTGTCGCCAAAATATTGGTTAGCGTTGCCGTCTCTGCAATTTCAACAGTACACTGGTTGTTTAGATTTCCAGAGGTTGTCGTTAAACCCCAGTAGTAAGAAATACCTAACGGTAGCCAAGTAGAGACCAAAGCTGATCCAGCTTGGTTTGGGGCCGTTCCGCTCGTAACAGTCAATCTTATTGAGTAGTCTGAATTAACCCCACCACCAATTAGCCAAGTGTAAGTCTCACCGTTAATTGTGGCAGCAACGACAATTGTTCCAGAGGCGTTAGCAGTGAATGTTACTGTCGCGGCGCTGGGAGAGGCTGCAAACGCGGCATAAAAGTTATCCTTTAGATACGCGGACAACGTACCAGAGGATACAGTGCCAGATGCTGTGCGAGCAGCAAAACTCATGAAAGATCCTTGATCATCGAAGCGTACCAGTCCGTCCCTATGTAGGTGATGACTAGTAAATCAACTGCATTTGAGTTAGTTGACAGGACCGATGCCGTACCGCCGGGCCACTTAAAGCTCGCAGGCCACGCCATCGTTCGACTGCCGGTTGCGTCCTGAGTGAACAGAATATTCACGGTTTGACCCTGCGCCGGGTTGCTCAAAGTAAGCGTAGTCACGTTTTCG